GGTGCGCTGCCGCCAATGCTTGCAGCTCGCCGCCCGGCCCCGATAGATCATCGTGTGCAGGTGCGTCACCCGCAGGTCCAGGTGCGGAGCGCTGATGGCGTACATCCGCTCCCCCGACGCCAGCGGGCGGTGGACCTTCTCCTCCGCCCTGCACCATTCGATGCGCCCCGTCTCCAGGTCGAACGCGCCGACCTCGTCCCCCTCCCGGACCTGTTCGCAGCGGGTCCAGCCTCGCGGCGTCAGCACCTCGGTGCTCATGTCGAGGCACATCTGGTAGTAGAGCCCCGGCGACAGCGTCGGTCGCAGCAGCGCGACGCAGTCCACGTTCGGCGCGTCGAACCCCGTCGTGAGCACGTTGACGTTTGCCAGGTACTTCAGGTCGCCGCGCTTGAACCGATCGATGATCTCGTCGCGCTCTCTCGCGGGCGTGCCGCCCTCGACGAACCCGCACTCGACGCCGCGCGCTCGCAGCGTCCGCGCCACGTGCTCGCCGTGGCGCACGCCGGCGCAGAAGACCAGGACGTTGCGGCGCATGACCGTCTGCTCGAGGATCTCCCCGCACGCGGCCTCGACCAGCGAGTCGGTGTCCATCAAGTCCTCGACCTCGCCGGCGACGAACTCACCGCCGCGGACGTGCAGCCCGCTGGTGTCGGCCCTCGCCGTTCCCGCCTTCGTCCGCAGTGGGCAGAGGAATCCCTGGACGATCAGCTCGCGGACGCCGACCTCGTAGCAGACCTCGTTGAGGATGTTGTCCGGCGCGCAGATCGTCCCGGTCTTCATCCGGAACGGCGTGGCGGTGAGCCCGATGACGCGCGCGTGCGGGTTGGCGACCTTCGCGTCGGCCAGGAACTGGCGGTACATCCCCTCGCCGTCGGGCGGGATCAGGTGCGCCTCATCCACGATGACCAGGTCCACCGGTCCCAGGTCGCAGGCGCGCTGGTAGATCGACTGGATGCCCGCGATCGTGACCGCGTAGCCGAGATCCTTGCGCTTCAGCCCAGCCGAGTAGATGCCCACGGGCACGTCCGGCGCGATCGCCCGCAGCTTGTCCGCGGCCTGCTCGAGCAGCTCCCTCACGTGCGCCAGGATCACCACCCGCCCGGACCACAGGTTTACCGCATCGCGGCAGATGGTGGCGATCACCGGCGTTTTGCCCCCGCCGGTCGGGATCACCACGCACGGGTTGTCGTCCCGCTCGCGCAGGAACGAGTACACCGCCTCGACCGCCTCGCGCTGGTAGGGGCGCAGCTCCATCAGGCGACGCCCTCCCGGCGCTGGCGCGCCAGCGCTCGCCCGGCTGCCCCGCACTCCCGGCAGACCCGATCGCGGCCAAGTCGCCGCGATGTGCGCTTGGGGAATGCCTCAAGGGGCTGTACGCGCCCGCAGTGCGAGCAGACCTGGCAATCGTCGTTGGATTCCTGCCCGAGCCCGATGTAGAGCATGGGCTTCTGCTTGGCGATCTCCCAGTCCAACTGGCGAATGCAGAACCAGCGATCATCCAGGCCCGTCGCGTCCTTGATGGCGTCGCAGACCAAGTCCACGACGTTGACGGCGTCCCCTCGATGGTCCGGCTTCTGGACGAGGACGTCGATCCAGAGCTTGTTGTGGGCCACCCGGCGCGCCGCCAGCGCGGAGCGAACGACCAGCGCGATCTCGCGGCGCTTGGCGACCGCTTCTTGCCGCAGCGCCACGTGGCCGCTTCGCCTCGTCGTGTAGATGTGATTCTTCGAGACGGCGTAACTGAACGGCACCGCCACGCGGACGAGCCACAGCAGGTCGGGACTCCCCGGGTCGGGCCACGTGATCCCGCGCCTGGCACGTTGGTTCGCGTCGGCACCCGCTTCGCGCACGGCCGACTTCCTGCGCCCCTCGTGCTCCTTGTTCCTCTGGCGTTGTTGCGATGACGGTGGATGCCCCCTTGCCCAGACGCGCTTGCGCACCATGTCCCGGCGGGCCGAGCACTCGGCGCAGTACCGCTGGCTCGGAGACCTCCGTGTCTCCTGCCGGCCGCAATCCATGCAGACGATCGAGCCAGTGGTCATGCGGCTTCCTGATCCCGTCGCTCACCGCTTCCACGGCGGCGTGCTCCCGTTGGCCGTCGCGGCCGGACGCGCTGGCGCCGCGCCGTCACGCTTCGCGTACGCCTTGACGGTGTTCGTGATCTCGCCGTTGTCCTCCCGCTTCTTGCACCCGACGCTGGCGATCAGCGGCAGGTTGTGCAGCTCGACGCTGTCGCGCGGCGCCATGACGCCCACCGCCCGGCAGATCGAGCTGAGCGTGCCCTTGGCGATCTGCACCGTCTTGTCGTTGGGGTGCCTGAGCGTCAGCCGGTCCCAGAGCTTGCGGCCCTTGTGCGCCCCGTCGATGACCTCGATCTCAAGCTCCAGGTACTCGCCGTTGCCGGCCTTGGTCTCCTTCATCTCGCTGGCGGTGATGACGCAGAGGTACTTGCCGGCGGGGACGGGGTCGAAGCCGACGTTCGGCTCCACGTTGCTCGCATCGAATCCGTTCAGGTTCGCCATGGGTTCGATCTCCTTGCTTCAGAATGGCGTTGGGATCAGTGACCGCCTGTCTGGGCTTCCAAGCCGCGCCGGATGCCTTCGGACAACTCGTTCCACGACAGCCCGAGCCGGGGCGGCAGGCCGTAGCGGTTCTTGGCGGTGATGTTTCCGGTGCCCTCGGTTGTCAGCATTCGCGTGCCATCGGGATCGCGCGAGGCGAAGAGCACGGCATCCGCCCACTCGATGAAGGTCGGCGCGATCCACTGCGGGATGTCCGGCGCCGCGAGACGCACGTCGTACCCCTCGGGCGTGGTGATCTTCGTGTTGGCCGCGTGGGCCAACAGGACCACCGCGATGCCGCGGCCGGTGATGGCGTTGAGCATCGGCAGCAGCTCGCGACTGACGATGTTGTGGACGATTTCGCGGGCCTTGAAGTAGCCGCCGTGCGAGGAGGCGAGGGTGTTGGTGACGTCTCCCCTGCTCTTGCGGTCCAAGTCGAGCACGACATACTCGACGATGCGCTGCACGAGCCAGTCGAGCGTGTCGATCGCGATGGCCCCGAGCTCCTCGGGTGCGTCGCTCTCGATCTCCGCCAGCCAGGCCTGGACCTCGGGCCAGCTCCTCAGGAACGGCGTGCGGGCCAGGCCGGGCACCGCGCCTGCGCCGTTCTCGCAGTCGATGAGCAGCGCGCCGGCACCAGCGGCGAAGGTCGTCTTGCCAACGCCCGGCGTGCCGTACACGAGGACCTTGGGCGGCGCGGGCGTCGTCGTGGTGATGACGGTGTCGAGCAGTGGCATTCGGATCTCCGTGTTGGGGTGACGAGGGGCCTCGTTGCCCCGGTTGCATGTGGTCCTCAGTGACGTTGACTGCTTGGTTCCCTGGTCTTCTGCTCCGGACGCCGGACTACAACCGGTCGTACAAACGCATCGACTCGAAGCGCGTCGGCCACACGCCCGTCGCGCGGCAGCGGACCAGCTCGACCATCGCCTGCTCGTTCTCGCGCCGAGCCTGCCCGAGCACGCGCTCGGAGAGCTGCCAGACACCGCAGCGGAACGGCTCGCGCTTCTCGACGGCCACGATGTGGACGGGCAGGTCCTCGCCCGACGCGGCGCTCACGAGGGCGCGGTAGAACGCGAGCTGGTGCACGTAGCCGAAGGCGCCGATGTCCAGCTCGAAGCAGTCGAGCCGGTCGCAGGTCTTCAGATCCACGATCCCGCGGCCCTCGACCGGATTGATCCAGTCGATCCGCGCCTGGCAGTCGTGCCCCGCGTACTCGCACCGCACCACGCCCTCGGCCACGCCGTCGGCGAGCAGTTCGCGCGCGAAGATGTGCTCGCGCACGCTCGCGGCCATCTGCTCGACCAGCGCCGCCTGGTCGTCGGCCAGCACGGGCCTGCCGACCTTCGCGGCCCACTCGGCAAACGCCTTCGTGCCCGAGCCGAACGGCTGCCCCGTTCTCGGGTTCACCGGCCCGCCCACGGCGAACTCAGCCTCGAACCGCCGGCGCCCCTCGAGCACCAGCATGTGCGCCGCGCGCCCGACCAAGTACGCCTCCGAGTCCCGCTCGGGGATGATCCCGAGTTCCTTCCGGCGAAACAGCAGCGGGCACCGCCGGAAGTCCGCCAGCGCGTGCGAGGTCAGGTGTTCCCGCGCCTTGGCGTGGTACACGTCCGCTGGCTCGCGGTGGAGGAAGCGCAGATCGAGCGTGGCATGTTCGACCATGTCGGTCGGCATCGAGTGCTCCTGGTTTCGGGACGGTGGGACTTCCGCCGCTTGCCTACATCTGCGTGACCGGCCCGCGCGCCGCGCTAGGCCGCAGCGCGAATGCCGCAGGCCGCCAAGTGCGAGCGGATCTGCCCGATGGCGCGGTAGACCGACCCCCGG